TTATTATCCTCGTGCTCATCCACGACGTGGTTATTTGTACGGTAATAACTTTTGTTATAACCGATTTTCTAACTACTATGGCTACTATAGACCAAGGTACTGTTAATGAAAAAGACAATTATTCTTTGCGCAGCATTTCTTCTAACAAGTTGTGCTGCGCTTAACGTTTCATTTTGGGATGATAATGAAGCTTATCGAGCAATTGATATTCGAGTTCAGGCTGAAAGAATCAATTGTGACCAAAATAATTCACTTACAAACTTACAATTGCAATCTTTGCAATATAATATTAAATGGTTAAAAACTTACTCTGAATCAAAAAGAACAAGAGACGTTACTGAAATGATAGTTCCAATCGAAGCAACGATTGATGATTTTGTAAATCGAGAAAGTTATAGTCCTGCTTATTGTAAAATAAAAAGGAATGTAATTATGGAACAATCAAAAGTAATGGCTCGAGCAATTATGGTGAGATACTAATATGACAGAAAAAATACCTTCAATCGAAGAATTAATTAAGAGCGATGATGCTGAAGTAGCAAACAAAGCTGGACTCGTCCAAAATATCTTAGATTCGTATAAGAATAACGAAATTACAGCAGATGAATGCAAAGAATTACTTGAAGATACTGTAAGACTTGGTGATATTAAAGAGCAAGCAAATGCAACAACTGCTATGTCATATCTCTTCCTTGCCGTATCAGCAATTTCAATAGCTCTTTAATATGTTACCAAAAGTCTTCTTTATTGGCTTTAACAAGACTGCGACTTGTGCCTTTCATCAATTCTTTCTCGCCAATCATTACAATAGTTTTCATTGGCGTAATGATACAGATTATCTTGCAAAAAAGATTGTGAGCAATTATGCAATGAACCTTGATCTTTTAAGTGGAATTGATCAATACGATGTTTATTCTGATTTCAATTATTGCGAGAATAATGAATACATTGAAGCGAATGAATATTATCGAGAACTTGATGAAGATTATCCTCATTCGTATTTCATTATGCAATATAGACCACTCGACGATTGGATTCTCTCAAGACTCAATCACGTAAAGAATGGTAAAAAAGATTATATTATTCGAGTACAAAAAAGTCTAGATTTACCTAATATCGATATGGTTCTTGATATGTGGGAAGAGCAGTGGAAAGTTGCTCATGCTGAAATAGCTAAATATTTTAAGGGTTATAATAAGTTCTTACAATTTAACGTCGCTGAGGAAAGTATAGATAAAATAGTACATTTTCTCCGTGAAGATTATGAACTCGACCCAAAATATTTTAAAAGAGTCAACGTATCAAATGAAAAAACTATCAAATAATTGGTATTTACCTGACAACGATACGCATGGTTTAACTAATCAAACTGAAAAAAAATTTATTTACGGTCTTGAAAATTTCAATTCAAAAATAGTAAATGCTTTTCTAAAACACTGTAAAAGAAAAAGAGTTTTCCTAGATATTGGTGCCGCATTCGGTGCTATTTCAAGAGCAGTCATTAATGACTTTGAAGAAGTGCATTCATTTGAAATCAATATAGAATCAAGAGAAGCTTTACTACTTAATATGCAATCATATTCGAATTCATATATCTATGACTTTGGATGCGGTTCTCATAAAGATACAGTTCAACTTGCGTATCACAATAAATATCGAAATGTTGGCTCTATTCTCAATTCACAATTTAAACTACATTTTAGAAATGATAAATGGAAACCAAATCGTATTGCAAAGGTAGAAGTAAGGCCTATTGATAGTATGAATTTTAAATATGTCGACGCAGTTAAAATCGATGTAGAAGGATATGAATTACAAGTCCTTGATGGAATGAAAAATACATTAAAAAATAATTCACCGATCGTAATAGTTGAATCATATAATACTGATCTTCTTAATACATATATGAAAGAAACTCATCAATACAAACGTATTGGAAGAGTCGGTAAAGCAGACATTGTTTATAGAAAATATAAATAGTATAAATAGTATCATATAGAAAGGATTATTATTATGGTTGATAGGTTTAAAGAATTTACGGGTACAACTTCTGTTGCCGGAGCAGGTGACGACGGAGTAGTCGTTGTAGATCCAAAAAAGAAAAGAAAAATCTTTGATGTTCCAGATCACATTTTTAAAAGACTTTCACCGGGTAAAATGAAATATGAACGTTGGGCTAAATACTTATCAACATTTGAAGAATACGAACGCCAGATATTTGAATATATCAAGTCAAATAGAAACCATGAAGTGGTATTACGAAATCAAGTAACTGGTGAATCAAAGTTAGTAACTATTAGAACAAAGGAAGAACTAGATGATTAAACTTGCATATGGCTGGGTAAAAGACCGCCTTAAAGAAAGAACATCATATGACGGCGTTGCTCTTATCGGAGTCGGCGTAGCAATTATCCTTGCTGGACCATTTACAAAAATTGCTGCATATGGCGCAATTGGATATGGCGCATGGACACTTTACAAAAAAGAACAAGCAAAATAATATAGTATGCCTTATGTTATACTCATTATAATGATAAGCGGACTTTGCGGTGGTGGCTATCTTTATTATCAAGATACTCAAGCTCGACTTGAGGCTGCCGCTGCAAATATCGCTACTCTTAAATCACTGACTGAAACTCAAGAAGCGACTATTAAGCAGCAAATAGAAGACCAAGAAAAAAATCAAGAACTACTTTCAAATCTTCAAACATCAATGTCTGAAAATGAAGAATATCTTGATGATCTTCGTAGAAAATTAAACAAACATAATTTAACTTTATTAGCATTGAAAAGACCTGCTCAAATAGAAAAAAGAATTAATGATGGAACCGCAAAAGTTTTTAAAGACATCGAGTCTGATACTGCTATCCCTAACAATTAGTGGATGTGCTTTATTTAAATCTCCAAAACCAATTGAAACAATAGTGACTAAAACTGTTATTCAAAAGCAGAATGTACCTATTATGAATAGGCCAAAGCCTGTTATTTTAAATCCAGTCGAGTTCTTTGTAGTCACTGAAGAAAACCTTGAAGAATTTATTACCGACTTTAAAAAAGTCAATACCGAATTCGTTATTGCAGCAATGTCAATTAAAGGATATGAAAATATGTCTTTGAACGTTGCTGAACTTCGTAGATATATTAATCAACAAAAATCTTTGATTGTATATTACGAAGAAGCAGTCAAGCCAAAAGAAGAAACTCCTCCTCCTCAAAAATAAATTTTATTTTACTATATACTCTTCTTTAGTTTTATTATATTATATATAATATCACGTGATAAAGAAACCGGAGAAAGATATTGGTAAAAATAAAACTCAGTCGAGACAAATACTTAACAGAACAAGCAAACGTCTTAATTAAAGATTACTATTGTCTTCCAGATGAAAAATCTCCGCAAGAAGCATTTGCTCGAGCAGCAAAATGTTTTTCGAATGGCGATGATGAATTCGCTCAAAGAATTTATGATTATGCCTCAAAAGGCTGGTTTATGTTTTCGTCTCCCGTATTGAGTAATGCACCAAAAGAAGGTGACGATCCAAAAGCTCTTCCAATTTCTTGTTTCCTTACATATGTCGATGATACTCTTGGCGGATTGATTGATCATACAAGTGAACTTCGTTGGCTATCAGTCAAAGGTGGTGGCGTTGGAGGTCATTGGTCTTCAATTCGTTCAAACTCAGATAAAGCTCCTGGACCAATTCCTTTTATTCATACTGTTGATGCTGATATGACTGCTTACAAGCAAGGAAGAACGCGTAAAGGTTCTTATGCAGCATACTTAGATATATCACATCCAGATATTGTTGAGTTCATTCAAATGAGAATTCCACAAGGTGATATCAATCGTAAAAATCTCAATCTCCATCATGGTGTCAACGTAACCGATAGCTTCATGCATGCCGTTGAGGCAAATGGAACTTGGGATCTTATTGACCCACATACAAAAGAAATAATTGAAACAACATCTGCTCGTAAATTGTGGGAACAAATACTTGAAGCAAGATATCGTACAGGCGAGCCTTATATTCATTTCATCGATACCGCAATTCGTGCATTACCTCAAGAGCAAAAAGATCTTGGCTTGACTCTTCACGGCTCAAATCTTTGTTCAGAGATTGAACTTGCGACGAACGAAGAGCGAACTGCTGTTTGTTGCTTGTCATCCGTCAATGTTGAGCAATACGATAAATGGTCAAAAACAAATATGATTCAAGATCTCATCCGTTTCCTTGATAACGTACTTGAATACTTTATTGAATATTGCCCAGATACTTTATCAAAAGCAAAGTATTCTGCTTATCGTGAACGTTCACTTGGTCTTGGCGCAATGGGATATCATGCGTATTTGCAATCTAAATCAATTCCGTTTGAATCAGAAGAAGCATTCACTAAAAATATTGAGATCTTCAAATATATCAAAGAAGAAGCTGAAAAGCAAACTTATATTCTTGGTAAAGAACGTGGTGAAGCTCCGGATATGGTTGGCTCAGGTAAGCGTAATGCTCACCTGCTAGCAATTGCTCCAAATGCCAATTCAAGTATTATTATTGGTACGAGCCCAAGTATTGAGCCAATCAAAGCGAATGCATATACTCATAGAACAAGAGTTGGATCTCATCTCATTAAAAATAGAAATCTTGAAAAGCATCTTGAAAAGATCGGCAAGAATACAGAAAAAATATGGAGTTCGATTATTACTTCAAATGGTTCTGTTCAGCATTTAGATTTCCTTGATGATCATACAAAAGAAGTTTACAAAACTGCAATTGAAATAGATCAAAACGTTGTAGTAGCTCAAGCCGGAGCAAGACAAGAATATCTTTGCCAATCACAGTCATTGAACATATTCTTTTCTGCTGGAGCAGATCGCAAATATCTCAATAAAGTTCATGTTAATGCTTGGAAAGATGGATGTAAAGGTCTTTATTATCTTCGTACAGAAGCAGGATCAAGAGCCGAAAACGTTTCTTTGAAAGTGAAAAGAGATGCCCTACAAGATTATGAATCAGAAAACTTAGAAACGCAAGACGATTGCATCAACTGCCAAGGATAAAAAATGAAAGTAGAAATCTATTCAAAAAGTAATTGCCCGTTTTGTGACAAAGCAAAGCAGTGGTTTCAATCACATGGATATGAATACATTGAGCACAAACTTGAAACGAATGAAGAGCGAGCTGCGCTTTATCAAAGAATTCCAGGTGCTCGCTCAGTTCCACAAATCTATATTGACGATAAGTTAATTGGTACATACGATCAATTCATGGAAATATCAGATTCATTGATCAAAAAAGAAACTGGTGGAATGATGCAATTCTCAGAAACTTATAAACCATTTCATTATCCGTGGGCTGTTGAATTGACTCGTAAGCATGAAGCAATTCATTGGGTTGAAGATGAAGTTGAACTATCCGAAGATATGAGTGATTGGAAAACTGGTAAGTTAACTCCAGTTGAAAAAGAATATATTACAAATATTTTAAGATTGTTTACTCAGTCTGATGTTGCGGTCGGTCAAAACTATTACGACTATTATATTCCAAAATTTAAGAATAATGAAATACGTAATATGCTTGGTTCGTTTGCTTGTCGTGAAGGTATACATCAAAGAGCATATGCACTCTTGAATGAAACTCTTGGTTTGCCAGACTCAGAATACCATGCATTCCTTGAATATACTGAAATGGTAGAAAAAATCGAGTTCATGATTGATAACGATATTAGTACAATTCGTGGACTTGCTTTATCAATGGCTCGATCTGTTTTCAACGAAGGTGTTGCACTCTTTGCTTCATTCGTAATGTTACTTAATTTCCAACGTTATGGCAAAATGAAAGGAATGGGTAAAGTTGTTGAATGGAGTATCCGAGACGAAACAATGCACGTTGAAGGTAACTCACGTATTTTTAAAACTTTATGTGCTGAAAATCCACGTATTGTCAATGATGAATTCAAATCAAAAATATATGAAATGTCACGAATAGCAGTGAAACTTGAAGACAAGTTTATCAATCTTGCATATAAGATGGGTGATGTCGAAGGCCTCAATGCCGACGATGTAAAGAGATATATAAGACATATAACAGATCGACGTTTGATTCAACTCGGTTTGAAGCCAAACTTCAAGGTCAAAGAAAATCCTTTGCCTTGGCTTGATTGGATTTTAAACGGTGCTGATCATACAAACTTCTTTGAAGGTCGAGTAACAGAGTACGAAGTAGCTGGATTAACAGGTAAATGGGATGACGCTTATGAGTAAATATATTGTTGAATGTGATGAATGTTTATCAACTTATATGATATTAGACGATCAAAGTGAAGAATCGGATCTAATACCAGAAAATTGTTGTATGTGCGCATCATTAATTAAAGCTGAATTGATTGAAGAAGATATAGAAGAAGATTAGGGTTCTGAGGGTCACCAGAGAAAAATTAAGTGTATATATATACATTACCCTTTACCAGAGAACCCAATGCTATTTTATTATAATAATATTTCATAAACATTTTTTCTATTGTAATAATATTATAAATAAAGTTATAATAATGAAATAATATTATAAGAAATGACTCAAAATGACCTGGTTTTATAAAAACAAGCCTTTTACTTCAGATATGATTGAAGGAAATCAAGGATTTGTATATGTGATTACAAATACTGCTGATAATAATAAAAAATATATTGGCAAAAAGAATTTTATTCGCAAAATTACAAAGCAGCCTCTTAAAGGATTCAAACGTAAAAGAAAATTCTTTAAAGAATCTGACTGGCAAGAGTATTATGGCTCATCCGATAGAGTCAACCAATTATTACTCGAGCATGGACCAGAAGTATTTCACCGAGAGATAATTCATCTTTGTAAAACAAAAGGCGAAATGGGATATGTAGAGACATATTATCAAATGATCACTCACGCTTTAATTAGTGATGACTATTATAATGGTATTGTTGCCTGCCGCATAAATCATCGATCCATTACAACTCTTGATCCAAAGACGCTTAAAACTAAACTGTAACAAAAATGTTACAGATTTCATAAAAATTAAAAAAAATGCATTGAACGTGCATTTTTTTGTTTACATCATCTAAATAATATGGTATAATGGTTATATCAAAACAACAAAAGGACAT